TGTCATCAAAAAAATTAAATAAATATATAAATAATATAAAAAATATATAATAAGTATATAAATATATAAAAGTTTATTAGTTAATAATGTTATAGAGTTAACACATTTAAAGTTTGAGGTTTAAAACATTTAATTTATTAGTTATGATTATTTCTTTTGAGCTTTTTATATCTTAGTGATTTGTCTGCCTAAAATAATATAAAGAGAAACAAGAAACCCCCCCTAGAAAGAATAAGAGAAAGATTAGATTAGACAGAAAAGGTATGCTTAATTAAAAATAGTCAGCCACTACCACTCCTACACCTTACTATATAATTTTTCTTATATAATAAATAATGTAGTAGAGCTTGTTGGAATAATCCAAACATCTCTGTTTTGCTATATGTAAGAATATGACATTTCTCCGTCACTTCTCATAGAGCCTAGCTATGTGGGTCTGGGTTGTTCAGGTTATACCTAAGTGCATCAACCAGCATATTATTATTGTGCCACATATTAACCTCACAATAATTGCCCCTCCTGTTAATTCAGGAAACTTTCTTATACACCTATTATATTAATTTTTAAAAAAATTGCAAGTTTCTTTTTATAAAAGGAATAACTCACTATTATTTTATAAGAAAAAAATAAATAAAATAATTATTGTATACATTTTTTGAACATAGTAGTGAGTTTTAGGCTTAACAATGCTTAAAACTAATGATTACTTTTTAAATATAAAAAATATTGCCTTGTTAGTTTTAGGCATAACAATCAGTAAAACAAGGTATTATGTACAAATAATTTGAACAATAATTAATATTTATGTATACAATAATTATACAACACCTATAGTTTTTGGCTATAAATACAGTAGCTTGCAATTATTTCATTTATATATATAATGTGTATATACACAAAATATATTATTTACATATATAGATATGGCAAGACCAAAGAAGAGGAAGACATATGAGCAATTAACAAAGCAAGAGAAAGAGAAGATATATATGGAGTATGAGGCATATGGTAAGAATTTAACAATACAAGAGTTTGCTGATAAGGTAAGTATTGTTCCAGTAGCAATGTCACAATTACTTAGAATATATAAATCACAGAATTGAGAACAAGTTATTACAGAGTTAAAAAACATATTAACAGCAGATGCAGAGATTGTAAAGAGAACACAAGATATGGTTAGGGAGTATTTAACACAATTAGAGAAGACAAAGACAAGAAATAAGATTAATGAGAAAGAGATAGAAACATTATTAAAGATAGCAGATACAAGTTTAAAGAGAAGCACATTAATAACAAAAACTATTGATGAGAAGAAGAATAAGACAACTTGAAAAGAGAGTGCTATAAAAGTAGAATTTAAAATGTAATATTTATTATGAAGAAATTGAGATTTAAGAGTGTTAAGGCAATAACACCTAAAGATATAGAATGAAATTTAATACCTATGAAAGAATATTTATTTTCATATGGTGGTATAGAGTTTAAAGTTCATTTAAAATGAAGTGGGACAAGAGATGATAAAGAGGTTATAGAAAAATTAAGAAAACAGATAAAAGAAAATAAAGAATTTTTAGATAATTTAGAAAAAGATAATGGCTAAACAATTATTATTAGATTTTTCATTTTTAAATGATTGGCAGAAGCCTGTATTTAATTTAATGAAGAAATATAGATATTCAATGCTTATTGTGCACAGAAGAGCCTGAAAGACAGTGTTGGCTGTAACATATCTTATTTATAAGGCATTAAAAAATGATAATAAAGATTTATGATATTTATGACCATATCTAAATCAAACAAAGAGTATAGCTTGGGAATATTTAAAAAAATTTTCTAGTCAAATACCTGATACAATTGTTAATAATAGTGATTTAAAAATTACATTTCCAAATTGAAGCACAATAAGATTGTTTGGTTGAGATAATCCAGATGCTTTGAGATGATTAAATTTATCTACAATTGTTATGGATGAATATGCAGATATAAATCCTGAATTATATAATAAGATTATATTCCCACAAATTAATTTTCATTGAGAAATTTGACAAACAATTATCTTATGAACACCTAAATGAAAAAATCATTTTTATAAATTGTATAATAAGGCAAAAGAAGATGAAAGGTGGTTTACAAGAATATTAGATGTTACAAAGACAAAAGCATTATCTGATGAATTAATAGAAGAGGCAAGACAACAAGTTGAGCCATCACAATTTGCACAAGAATATATGTGTTCATTTGAAGCAGCTGTAAGGGGTAGTTATTATAAAGATTATATTGATGATTTATATAAAGAAGGTAGAGTTGATAAAGATTTATATGACCCAAATTTTCCAGTAACTGTTCATATGGATTTATGAATTGATGATGCTACAGCTATTATATATACACAATATATATGAGAGAGAGTGGTGTGGATTGATTATGATGAATTTAATGGTAAAGGTTTTCCTTTTATAACTAAATTATTAAAAGATAAAGGTTATAAATATGATAGAATATATCTACCTTGGGATGCAAGTGTAAAAGAGTTTTGAACAGGTGTTACAAGAATAGAAACATTTACAGATATGATGGAGTGAGAAGCAGAAGTTGAGCTTGTTCCTAGAATGAAAATAGAAGATTGAATAAATGCTGTAAGAGATATGTTCCCACATTTATGGGTTGATGATAGCTTAGAGGAACAAATAGATAGACTTAGTATGTATGAAGCTGAATGGAATGAAAAGAAACAAATATTTACAAAACCTAAACATAATGAATATTCTCATTTAGCAGATGCTATGAGATATTGTGCTACAACTTGGAGGAGTAATACAGAGATAAATAATAATGAAACATATTTATCAACAATTATACCTGACTATGATAATTTATTATTATAATAATAACAAATGGAAAATAATAAAAGAGAGATTAAAAACATTTTCTGAAATAAAGAGCAAGAGGTGTTATCTCAAATAAGTAATGAATATCAAGCTTGACTTCTTGCTACTAGACAAAAAAGGGCAAGAATGAGAAATGATTTGAATAAATATTATGTAGAAGCAACAAAGAAAAATAAAGTAAATGTTCACTCTATATATACAACAATGCAAACATTAATGTCTGTTCATTATACAGATAAAGCAACTGTTAAATTCACTTGAAGAACAGAAACTGCAGATAAATATGCACAAAATCTAAATAAAATAGCTAGATTTGACTATGAAGAAATGGATTTAGATAAGATTAATTATCAATGGTATTGGGATGCATTTTTTCATTGAGTTGGTATTAAAACAATAGAGTGATGGGATGATATTACAAAAACTCCAATAGCAAGAGTTAGAAGTCCATTAAGTTGGATACCTGACCCAGAGGGGTGATTTAGTATAGAAACACACAGATGGGCTTGATTTGAAGCACAAGCTACAAAGGCTGAGCTAAGAAGTAGTAATTGATATTATAATATTGACCTTATAAATGATAAGCCTGAACAAGAGCAAGACTTAATAAGAATGGCTTATAAAGAGGGTAGAGATATGTGATATTTTTTAGAAGATGTTGATGAGAATAAAATGTATGATATTTATCATCATTTTACAAGAATTAAATGACAACCATATCTTATAACAACAGCTAATTCACAATCTCTTATTATAAGAGCTATAAAAATAGAAGCTGTATTAGAAGAAGAAAAGAAAGACCCATATAAGATAAATTTTCCAATAGCATTAAAATATTTTTCTCCTGTTAAATGAGATGTTTATTGAATAAGTGTTCCTGATTTACTTAGAGATAAACAAAGTGCAGAAAGTAAGCTTATTAATCTTACACTTATACAAGCACAAAGAAATGCATTTTGAGATGATAAAATATATAATCCTAAAAAGATTAAGAATATTAAGGATTTACAAACTCCAACACCTGAGTGAAAATATATTGCTGCAAATGTTTCAACAAATGAACCACTTACAAATGCTATTACTACAGTTCCTAAAAATAACCCTTGAGCATTACCATTTAATGTAGACCAAAAATTAGATTATCTTGAACAATTATCAACTTGAATGTCTAAGAATTCATTATGAGTGAATTGACAAGGTAATATGACAGCTACAGAAGCACAACAAATACAAAAAAATGCTAATCTTAGATTTATATTAGCATCAAAAGTATGATTATGGTGAGAAAAAACATTTTGGCAATTATGGTATAGAAGTTATATTTATAATCTAAAGAAAACAGATAAAAAGATATTATATATAACACACTCATTTGGTAATCAATATTTTGAATTTAAAAAGAAAGATTTTGAAACAAAATGAGATTTAAGAATTGAAATAAAACCTAAATCACAAATTGAAGAAGAAGAAAAGAAATATAAAAATGATTTATATGCTACTGCTCCACAAATGCTAGCAGATGCTACAACTCCAACAATTGGTAAATTATTATTAAAAAGAAAAATGTTAAAAATGGCTTGATTGTCTGATGAGGAGATACAAATGATAACATTTAATCCTGATGAACAAAGAGCTTATGTTGATTTAGAACTTATTAATAATAATATGCAAGCAAGTGAGCCAAAAGATGGTGATGACCATTTATTATTTATATCTATATTAGAATGAGCAGAAGATAATAAATATAAATTTGAAGCAATTAATAAGAGATATGAGGCATATAATAATTCATTAGAAAAGAAAGCACAACAAGCTGGTCAAGTGCAAAATTTAGCTTGACAATGAAAAGATAACACAATGATGAATATAGCAAGTGCAAATGCAAGTAGTATGTCTAAAGCAAGTATAAACAAAGCTGCACAAGAAGCAGGTTGAAATAGTATATGATAATTATATAACATATGAAAGCTGAAGTAGGTAATTTAAAATCATTATTAAATTCTGAATGATGGAAATTATTAGAAGAAGAATTAGATAATAAAATTTCAGATTTAGAACAAGAAATTTTCTCTATTAATAAAGAACAAAATGAAATAAAATATTCAAAAAGAGATTTAGATATTATTATAAGGGAATTTCTTATTGATTTTAAATCTAAACCTGAAACACTTATAAAAGTATATGAATAATATATTTTAAATATAATCCCCACCAATGAGTATTATGTGGTAAAACTATTTACTTTATTTATAGGGTATGATATAGCCTTAAATATATTTTAATTCATAACCATAAAGGAAAATATGGAAAATGAAAATGCAGTTGTTGATACTGTTGAAAATCAACAAACAGATGAAGTTGTAGAAACAACAACATCAGATAATCAAACAGCAGATAATGATTTAGCTGAGAGATTAAGAAAAGCAGAAGAAAAAATTGTATCTCTTAAAAAAGAGGTAAAACAATATAAATCTTCAAAAGAAGAAAATAGTTGAGAAACAAATGAAGCTACTGAACAAGCACAGGAAGTAAATGAGAAAGTGCAAGAAAATGCTGATGAAAATTCAACTATAAAAGAATTACAATCACAATTAGAAGAATTACAAGCTAAAGTTAATCAAACAAATAGCAATTCTATGTGATTATGATGAACAGACAGACAATCTACAAGTTCTCAAACACAATTCACTTCTGCTGAATTAGAAAAGATGAGTACATCTGAGTATGAAAAAGTTAGAGAGTGAATTATAAAATGAGAAATAGAGATTGTTGATTAATTATAATTTAACAATAAAAAAATGGCTAATACTATTATAAAACCAGTTCTATTTGCTAAAGAAGTTATTAGAAATAGAGATTTAAAAACTACTTTTTATAAATTTGCAAATACAAAATTTACAGGAGAACTTAAAAAAGCAGGTGATACTGTAACTGTACAATTATTACCAACTTTATCTTTTACTACTGCAGCAACAGCAGGTGCTCCAATAACTGCAACTAACTTTGTTATCACTTCTGAAAACTTAGTTATTAATACAATTGAAAATTTATCTGTGCAATTAAAAGATATTGAAAAAGTACAATCTAATCTTGCATTAGAAACTAAAGTTGCAGAAAGAGTTGCAGAAGCAGAAGCTAGAATGATTGATACTGCTATTAGAGATACAATTCTAAATGCTACAGGTACAGGATTAATTGATGATGGTCTAGGTGGACCTTTAACAATTACTAAAACTAATATCTTTGATGTTATTGAAGATGCTAAAGTTATATTAGCAGAAAAAAATGTTACAGATAATTTAGTATTATTTATTTCACCTAAATGAGCTTCATTATTAAGAAGAAGTGGATTACTTGATAATACAGACCTTGGACTTACTCAAAGAATTAAAGGTTATGTTGGTATGATTTCAGGTATTCAAATTGTAGAAACTAATTCATTAACAGGTCTTTCAAAAGGTATATTAATGGAAAAAGGTGCTGTTAACTTTGTTATTCAATTGAATAAATATGATGTTAGACAAGCTACAGATGGTTTCTATGAAAACTTATTAGCAGAAGACATTTATGGTTCTAAAGTTTTCTCTGAAAATGCTAAAGCTATCTGTATTATACACTGAACTATATAATTTGTATAATATAGATTAATTCATTAAGAAGTAAATCATTATAGATTTGTTCCAACAGAAGTAATAATACAAATATAATTGTATTTACTTCTTAATAATTAGTTTATATTTATAAAACATTTTAAATGACTATACAAGAAATTATTGATAGGGCAAGAGCATTAACATATACAAGTGCTGCACAATACAATGATACACAAGCTATTGAAGATTTGAATATTGTTTATAATACAATTATAAATACAATAATTAATAATGTTGATGAAGATTTTTTCTATTCTTTTTATAATACAAAAACAGTTAATTGACAGAATGAATATACAATTGATAGTAGAATAAGTAAAATAAAGAAATTAACAGTTGATGGGCAAGAATATACACAAGTTGATTGACAACAAAACTCAACAAGAACATTTTATGTAAAAGGTAATTCTATATTCTTAAATATAACACCTACAAAAGATAATTTAGATATTGTTTTAGAAGCTGTTGATAGACCTGTTAAATTAACAACTACATCATTAGAAACAGATATAGCTATACCTACAGAATTACATCACTATATAGCAAATTGAATGAAACAATATGTCTATCAAAAGAGAGGTAAAATAAATGAAAAAAATGATGCTATTAGAGAATTTAAACAAATAGATTTACCTGAAATTGTAAGTTTTCTTACAGACAGATGAGAAAATCCAACAATAGAGCAAATGCCTGATTTATCTTATTATGAATAATAAAAAATGAGAACACAAATATATAATAAATTTTATACAGGAATAAGTCAAGATAGTAGTTATATTAGAGAATGAGAAATTGTATATTCAGAGTGAATTGATAATTTTACAAAAAGTAGATTTGTTGAAAAATCCCCTAGAATAGAATTCTCAACAGCAGTGAATAATGTTTTAACAACAGCATTAGAAGTAGGTAATTGATATTGAAATAAGAAAGTTGTATTTTGATGAACTTGATGAGAAGTTTATATTGATAAAACAAATTCAACACCAACATATACATTATCACAATGAGTACAAACATCAATTATTAATAATGAAGAAGCTGTTTTTATAACAACTAATACTAATAATAGTTTTGATGTTAATTATATAGCTGAAAGTGATTTATACAATTGAATTTGAACATTTACAACAGACACAATTACAAGTAAATGAACATTATCAAATTTTAAAATAACTACAATTTGATGATTATTATACATATCTGCCTGAGCTAATATTTATGTAGTATGAAAAGATGCTACTTGAAAATATGTGCTTCAGACATATTTACATATATGAGAAAAAATATTAAATATATTTTCTAATAGTAATACAATTATAGCATATACTATAACAAAAAGAATAAGTATAACACTACAAAATTTACCAACAGATTGAACAGCTGCTGTATATACACCTATAATTATTGATTTATGAAGTGTTATAGATGAGCAATATAAATATAATTGAGTTGAATATATAGTATATGATTGAAAAAGAAAATTATGATATTTTAATTGAAGATGAATATCTGACTTAAGATGATATGATAATAGAATTGTAACTAAATTCAATAATATAGAAAATTTATATTGATATGGTTGAAATTTATATTTTAGAGCATTATGAAATCCTTGAAATACACAATATACATATCCTCTTTATGTTTATTGACATATAATGCCTAATTTTCCTAAATGATTTTTTAATATTTGATGAACATATAATTGAGCAGAATTAAAGAGCACATATTGAGCAATATGAGTTGAATGACAAAGATTATATTTTTATTATAATAATTGAACTTGACCTTGAATTTATTATATAGATAGATATTGAACTAAAGATATAGAATGATATTTAATTACACAAGAGTTTTATTGACAAACAACTTGAGAGCAACAATTAGATAAAGATATTATAGAAGTTAAAGTTAGATGAGAATTTACAAATAGTT